CAGCAAACGTGGTTTTCAACCATTATTAGGCTTTATTGTCTAATAACCGACCAGTTTAGCTATTACATTCATAACATTTGTTGAGGAGCTGGTTCAGGGAAGTGTAGGTTATACTCTTCCTTCAACCCTGATAAGTCAGTAGCTTTTATAGCTTCTAATTTGTCAGTTAGCTCTCCAATACTGTTAATGTAATATGACTCTCATGGTTTAAGACTGGATTTCTCCTGGAAATTAATAAGTTCATTGAAGTTAAGATAATTATCTTCATTGATTATTAATAACCTGGCAAATGCAGTCTTTCACAACTTGTCGATATGTAGTACTTCTTTAGATGAATTTCTAAATTGTGCTACAATCTTATCAGGTGTGTCTATTCTCATGTGACTCATACTGTCTATTAAATCAAACTCATCCATGAATCTTAACCTTTGCAGGTTCTTTTTCATGGTCAAAGTTTTATTAAATAGACCAAGTATGATGGGGTGATACTTTAGTAATTTTATATCAAAATCTCCTACTCGGAAATTAGATATAAATTTATTAAAGTAACCTGAAAGATCATTTCCTGACCTTTCAGCCACCTTAGTCAAACCTAAACACAAGATCCCACGGATAAAACCGTGAATTTGATCTTCATTTGGAATAAGGATATCTTCATTCTTGATCTTTCTCAACAGATAATTTCTTATCTCTTGATAAGAGGTCAATTTTGATGAAAACCTTACAACAAATGATACATCCTCTATTAAAGGTATAAGTTTAGAAGTCGGATAATACCGGCCTTTAAGCTTTACACCTTTATAGACAGATGTAATTAGATCAACCATTGAACCCTTGAAGAGGTGACAGCATCTAATGTTGTATTCAACCAGTTGCTTAATAACAACTGGAAGATTACTCCAATTATTTGCCAAACCTCTTAAAGGGATACCTGAGATCTCAACACCATGGTGCATCCATCTCTTTGCAAATTCATATGTGTTTTTCGACACATGTGTCTTTGGAACAGAGATGTCTACACCCAGTCGATTCATAATGGCAATATACTTTGTTGCGACCTTATCGTTACGTATAACGATATCGTCACCAAGAAGTATATATTCATTAAAGTCAGTGTATCCGCAAAGATGCGCTGATCAATGAACGACTAAATGGTGTGTAAGTGTAAAGGCTGTTCATGAGCTATAAGCTCCCATTGGCTGTCCAACAGAGTATCTAATCTGTTGTCCAGTTGGCAACTTATAGTCCCTATCTACCAATATTTCTCTTCATAAAGAGGCTTTTTGAGTGTCATTGAATATGACTCCCAATAGTTTCTCTTGAAGGGAAATAGGAAATCTATCTGTAGCAGATGAAAGATCTAAGGATCAGAATCTGTTACCCATAGACTTCTGTCATTGGTGAGAAGGGTCCTGAGTGAAAGTCCTATCTGTTTTGAAATTCTTAAGTTTCTTAAGTAGTTCATCATGGATTGGCTTCAGAAGAAGTTGACTATAGTAATCTAACATTGCTATAGGCCTCTCCTTCAGCTCAGGATCATGAACTACAGAAACCTTTCCAATTCCATTTAAACTATTACCAGAATTGAATGATCGGTGATCACGTAACATTATATTACAGTAATTACCAATCATTCGATCAAACTTCATTTCTCCAAGAAGATCGTTAAACTTAGCGATCATCCCGGGATAAAAGTGGATCATCTGGAATAGTGCAAATGGTCCAAATAAAGTGGCCTTCCCTTGTGGTGAGGATTTGTTACTGATAAAGTGCAAATCTTCATCCCACAAGGGGGTAAAGCTCAATCTGTTCTTTCGAACAAAATCCTTAATAAAGGGAAGGGGTATAGTATACTTCTTTCCTTTATAGGGATTAGAGATTGAGCTGTAGTCTACTTTTATTTGGTTCATTTCTTTCTTAGTGGGTACTATTGCTCTAGTATAAGTCAATAGGGATAAGACAAATCTTAAACCTATTTTACTTCTACTATCAATGATATCCTTTAAGTATAAGAAATGAATTGGAAATCCATCTTGTAAAGAAACAAGTGCAGAATTAAGTCTTAACGGTTTTCCACTTATATATCGAGTAATATGTAGCTTCACAGCTTTCATATACTTGATAGTAAATGGTAGACCAGACTTGACTCTCATTGTTTCCACTTGATGGATAAATTTCTTAGCTGCTGATCGATTGTTAAACATTAGGCCTAATAACCTTATAATTATTAGTGTCTGTGTTTTCATAATCGATTAAATATAAATGCCTTTTGGTTTCGGTTCCCTCACTTGAGGACCGGAGCAACAAGGTCTTTTATGGAAAATGCAGTACAGAAATTTAGTAACTTTCTGTAACAAGTATGTATTTGAGGATGAGATCGGGAAAATTCCTGGGTGGAATTTTCCTTCATCAATGCCCAAATACATCCATGTACAGACCAAAAATTCACTTACTCTCAGGTATTTCTACATGATTTCAATGGTTGGTCTATACCCGGTCCGGGTTACTCCGGATGGTTCTTAGAACCACGTTTGCTGTGCATTAAGTGCA